TGTTTAGCCGGTACTACAAATTTTTTATATTTTTGGTAAACATCTCTTAAGGTTTTACTAGCTCTTCTTTCATCAACACCAAACCATAGGTAGTCCTTTAATAACCATTTATTAGCAGCTGAAGGATGTACATTTTCTAGTTTACCAGGTAATAAAGCAGTAAAATTAGGATTTAAAAAGTCTAATTGGCCTGACCATCCTGAAGCAATTACTGGTTTTTTAGATAAGCAAAATTCCAATAATGGTCTACCAAATCCTTCTCCCTTAGTAAAACTTACCATAGCTTTAATTTTAGAATGGTTATAAAGTTCATTCATATCACTATTAGAAAATTCACCCTGTATCAAATAAACATTAGGTAAATCTCCTTGGACTTGAGATCTTATTTTGTTAATTCTATCCAGTATTTCATTTCTACTCATATAATTCTCTAAACCAGTTGATGTTTTAAGAACCAAAGCCGGTTTTATTTTTTTATTTTTAAATGTTTCAAAAAACGTTTTAATCATAAAACCAACATTTTTTCTATCATGTCCTAAATCACCCTGCATCCACATTCCAACAAATAAAAAACAAAATGATTCCTTTATTTCACTTAAATCTAAATTATTTTCATTAGATGGAATAAATTTATAAGTGTCTAAATCTGCTCCCTCAAAAATCACATGAATGGGTTTCTCGGATTTTAATTTTTTACCAGTAGGTTTTTTAGTTCTTTCATCAATAGTATCAAATTCAAGATTTTGAAATGTATTTCTACTATGTTTAGAAGATACAAAGTTCATATCCATTCTATTTAAACCCGCAATCCAGTCTCCTTGGCACCCAGTACTTTCAATACCCGCAGTACAACCAATATTAAATTTACCATAAGGTTGAAATTCATTAGGGATAGTTATTTGCATCCAAATATCTGGTTGAACCCCCTGGGGTACATTAGGTACTGAATAGTCATGTAAAAATTTCCATGATTCATGGTCTTCACAAAAACCCCAAGACGTATCACCCCATTTTTGAGATAATAGTTTTACTTCGTATTTATCTAATTCAATTATTGCCTTAACAATATCTCTAGCTCTTGCCCCATAACCACTGTAGGTATCAAAAGGACAACTTATATAAAAAAGTGGTTTATTCATTAGTATACTATATTATGGTTTAAAAAATGACCCTTATAATCATTAGTATTAGTTATTTCAATTTTAGGTCTAGGTTCCCAAGTTTTAAATAATTCATCAAGGGCATCTAATACTCTTAATCCCTGTCTTTCAGATGTAAATCCTGCTTCATCACTAATAGCCCATTCTCTTCCCTTTAATCCTCTTTTTTTTCTCTCATCTCTACCTAAATCATATACTTCTAATAATCTTTCGGAAGCATCTTCCCACCTACATCTATCATCAAAAATATAAGGTGTAGGAGGAGAACCCTGAATTGATCTACAAGCGGGATAAACTGGAAAAGCCCATTCACCATGTTCTTTAAATGTACCTCTATGGTTTGATGGTATTTCTGGACTGGGAGTAAACCAATTACCTTCATTATCAGTAAATCTCATTTGATCTTGCATCCCCCCAGTTGTATTAGCTATTATAGGTGTACCAGCTAAAATGGCTTCAGTTATTGTTAAACCCCAACCTTCATTTGAAGTTAGTAACATTTGAACATCAGCTAAATTATATAACATATTTAATTGAGGTTGTGTAAGTTTATGAGTTGAAAATATAACAGCATTTGGATATTTTTCTCCAAATAAATATTCATTTACCCTTACTAAATCTGTACCATGATCTGAGGAAAGTTCAGTATGTAAAATTAATCTACACTTATGTGCTTTTTCTTCCGGGAGTTGATCCAAAAAGTATCTAAAAGCCATCATTGTATCTGGAATTTGTTTTCTTCTAATATTTCTAGAATTAAAATAACCTATAAAATCTATATCTTTATGATTATCCCCCAGAATAGTTTTTCTAAATTTAACTAATTCCTCATTATCATCTGGGATTGGTTTGTAAATATTATGATCTAATCCATGAGGAACATATTTTAATATTCTATTACCAATTCTATCATTTAATACTAATCTATTAATGTTAACAGTTTGTTTAGAAATACCCATTAGTAAATCACATGATTCATAAAAAGCCTGATTATACATTGGTGCTGGATAATCATCCCAAATATTAAGATAAGCTATTGGAATATTTTTTCTAATTTCATGCTCCATATTAAAAATGAAACGAAAATATCTTGGATCTGTAACTAAAAATATGGCATCTGGTTTTTCAGCTCCAATTACCCCTCTTAAAATTTCTGGGTTTCCATAACCATTAACTCCATAAAGCATTACTGAAGCATCATCTATACCAGCATACTTATTACAATCCGCGCTGATATCTAATTTTTTTCTTTCATCTGGGTGTTTTAAAGCACCAGCTATTTGGACCCAATTATAATGGTGACATGTTTTAATCACAATCTCCCTAGCAACAGTAGCAACACCAGAATGGACTCTAATATCATCTGTTACCAATAAGATTTTTTTACGTTTATCTTTTGGTAAGTGTTTATAACTTTTATTCATTTTTTTAATTTAAAGTTCTAAATTAATTTGGTTAGTAATTTTCTTACGAAAATCTTCGTCCGTAAGATACAAAAATAAAGTCCGATCAGCAAGCTTTTGGAATGAAAATTTTCGCTTAACACACTCAATTTTAAAATCATTAAACAGATCAGTTTGAACTTTAACACTTGTTAGTGTCATTGGTCTTTTATTTGCCATAATCTTAATTATTAAATAACATTTATATTTGTTTATACATATATCAAAATATCAATAGATTATTCCTTCTCCACATAATTCTTGTTCTTCTTTATAAGGACAAAAAGTACAATTCCATTTTGATGGTGATTTTGAATAATCTCTTTCTTTAATATTTCCACTACTATTAAAACACTCTTTAATAAAATTATTAATAGCAGTTTTTGCCTTATTTAACTTTATTTTTCCACTAGGGGGAGTAAAAGTTTGAACTCTATACGCCTGATGAGGTGACATAATATTACTATCATCCCAACTTAATACTTTTCTTTTTACTATAAAAAATTCAATTTCTATTTTATCTAAAGGAATATTATATTGTTGTGAAAAAAATTGTTTATATAATAATAATTGAAATTGTTTATTTTCATCCTTTTTAGCATAACTATTCCAACCTTTAGTACTGGTTTTTATGTCGATTATTTTAAATGTATCTGTTCTCTCATTATATGTGACAACATCTAGATACCCCATGTATAATACGTTATTATACATTTTATTTGGGGCGATAACAATTGGTAACTCACAACCTACTAAATAAGTACCCTTTTTATTAAAATATCTACTACGTTTTTTCTTAAACCAATCTAATATAGCAACTCCATCTTCAAAAAATTCTCTCATTTCTAATGCATCAGAAAAATGGGTGTTGTTATTTTTTTTATATTGGGTTTGATATTCGTTAATATACTTTTCTTGAAAATATTCTTTAATGTCTATTTCCCTATCGGCTGCTGCAAATGATTTACTGTAGGCTACATCTAAATAATGTTGCATTGTTTCATGAATAGAAGTTCCAAAAACAGTATGGATAGAAGAGTCAAACTTTTTAATCTTATCTTTATATTGTAGCTTCCATCTATGAGCACATCCCCTAAAAATAGACATTTGGGAATAAGATATATTCCTTTGAAATGCAAAGTTAATCTCTTCAGGGGGATTTTGTTGAATCTCCCTAACTATTTTAGGTACCTTTTTAGGCATAAATTATTTTTTCCACTTATCACGTCCTACTAATAAGCCAATTATTCCATAATTAGCTATATCAATAAACGTGTCTTCCATTCCTTCTCCCTTAACATAATTTTTGCCGTTAATAAGAAGATTTTTTAATCTTGAAATTTTATCAGTGAGTCTAATAGCTAAACCAGTAAGTGAATATTTTTTGTCTTCATTGTTAGTTAAATCACCTCCAAGAGCAATATTGTTTAAACCATAATCCATATGTTTACGAGCAAACATTTCATACATTTCTGATTGTATGGATTTAAATTCATTAGCCAATTCAGGGTATTCTGTTTCAAATACTTCAATAACACCTAGGCCATCAATACTTTTTTTCTTTAATTTTTTCACTGTTTTATCAAATTCTTCCTCACTGACTAATTCGTAATATTTACTTATACTATCACCCATTTAATTGCTGTTTTTCATCAGATGGGGGAGCTGTATTAAAATATTTTTCTAGTATTTCTAATCTTTCCTCTGAGGATGCTAATAATTTAAGAGCTTCATTACAATTGTCCCAATAATCCTTAGTGGAATGATCACCAATACCAGCTGGATGTCCAGTTAGTAATTTAATGCTAGCTAAAGCTTTAGCTTTATCTGCTTCGGCTTCTGCTTTTAAAAAGTTATATACTTCTACGTTCATAATAATTGATTTATTTCTTTTTGTTGTACACCTAATCTATTCAATATACGAAGTATTTCATCATTATCCAAGAAGTTTAGGTATTCCTTTACTTCACTTTGTGAACACTCCCAATATTGAGATAAATGCTTTAATAGATCAGATTTATATTGTTTAACATTTGATTTAATATATTTATTCCATTTATTATTTTTAGGAATATATTCCCTATAAATAGTATAAATTTCTTTTTTATTCTGAGGATTAATTTGTTGTACTTCGTTTACTATATCTACATAATCTTGATTCATTGAAATAAATCTATGTACCATGTAACTGTTCCAAATATCCCAATCCTTATCAGAAAAAGAAGAGGGATCGGCTTTAATATAGTTAATTTGTTTTAGCCAATCCCAAATATTTTTAGTCATTTACTTGTTCTGTTAAAAAACTTTCATCTGCTAGTTCTTCCCTTAGTTCCATTGGTAATCCATCAGCAACAATTTTATCGTTGTAAGGATCAATAAATACTGGGATAGGCATAATTGCATCTGCATCTGTACCAGCAACATATTTAGAAATTTTTCTTAATATAACTGCTGATTTAAATACACTACCGCCTTTAGAATTTTTAACAGCTGTAGTAGTTGTTAAATCTACTTGCATCTGTCTTTGTTGAGGCCCTTGTCCTCCTGCGTTTCCTGGTTTCATTTTTGTATAATTAAATTATTGATTAAACTCATAGTATTAATTTCCTTATCAATTCGGAAATTAGCTTTGTATTGATGGTCATTAACTAACATAGCTACTGTACCCTCTTTACTTGGTAAATATTCACTAGCACTATCAAATAACTCCCTAAATAAGTCTTCATAGTCATCTGTATTAGCATTAGCAATTATTTGCCTAATATTTTTAAAATTAGGTTTTGATTTTTTTAATTCATTTATTACTTCATCCACATAGTTAGAAGTAAATAATACTGATTCATCTAAAGTTAATTGTGAATTAACAGTATTAGCTTGAATAGTATTAATACATTTTCGTAAATCAGGATAATATTGGTTTACAATAGTAATAATATCTTCATCTGTATGTTTGATATTTTCCTTTTCTAATATTTTTAGTAAATGAAGTGCTGTAATTTTTTTAGTTGGGGGTATTATTCTAAGTACTTGACATCTAGACTGTAATGGATCTATTATTCTTTCTATATAATTACAAGTTAATACAAATCTAGTTGTACGAGAAAATGTTTCTATTATATTTCTAAGAGATGCTTGTGCTTGAATAGTAAGAAAATCTGCTTCATCTAAAATAACTACTTTAATTGGTTTAAAAGATGCTACAGAAGCAAAACTAGATACTTTATCTCTAATTGTTTCAATCCCTCTTTCATCTGATGCATTAATATAAAGATGATCACAATCTATATTGCCTATGATTATTTTAGCTAATGTGGTTTTTCCTGTACCTGCAGGACCATAAAATATAAAATTTTGAATATCATTTTGTTCTATATACTTAGATAATACAGATTTAACATTTTTATTACCTACATAGTTTTCTAACGTGCTAGGTCTATATTTTTCTACTAGTAAACTATGATTAGTATTCTCCATAAATAGAATATTGTTTAATTGGTTCTGGTTTTACTTCTTCTTCAGTTGTAGAAATGGCATATAACTCACTTTTAAGGGGAGCCAATCTATACTCCCCCTTAAAGCCAGTTTTAACCATATAAGCTTCCAAGGTATCAGTAAGCGTTTTATGGATTGGTCCATCAGGTTCATTTGCAACAAGTCTCCATTTATCACCTGGTGGAACTCTGCGAGCAATTAAAATATTCTCTTCTATAACCTTTGTTTTTGACATAACTACAATATACGAAATTTTTTACTACATTCCAACCGAAGGATGAGGAACTCCATTTTGGTTGTAACCATTTTCCTTAAATTCATCAGAGTCTCTATCTTCAGTAATAGTACATTCAGTAAGTAAAACAGTACCAGCTACTGAAGCTGCATTTTGTAAAGCTAATCTAGTTACTTTAGTAGGATCAATTACACCTGCCTCCTTATAATCAATAACTTTACCCTTATCTATATCAATACCAGCCCAATGATCATTACCTGAATCAACTAATTTATATTTACCCATTATTTGAGCATCAGTTGTATTGTAACCTGCATTAACTAATATTTGTTCAAATGGTTTCCCACAAGCTTTATAAACAATTTGTCCACCTGTAGTATTTAAGTTTTTAATACTTTCTCTTGCATATAATAAAGCTACTCCTCCACCGGGTAATACACCTTCTTCAATAGCAGCCTTTGTAGCATGTAATGCATCATCAACTCTATCCTTTCTTTCATTCATTTCAGTTTCAGTAAAACCACCAACATGAATAATAGCTACACCACCTACAAATTTAGCTAATCTATTTTGTAATTGTTCAATTTCATAAGGTGTATTTGCTTTATCAATTTGTTTTTCTATTTCAGAAATACGTTTTTCAATTACTTCAGCTTCTCCCTTACCATCAACTAAAGTAGTTTGTTCTTTTTCTACAGTAACAACTCTAGCTTCACCAAACCAATCCCAAGAGAATTTATCTAATTTCATTCCCTTATCTTTACTAAATACAGTACCACCTGTAGTGATAGCTATATCTTCAAGTATAACTTTTCTTCTATCCCCAAAATCAGGAGCTTTAACAGCACAAACACTTAAAGTACCCCTCATTTTATTAACAATAAGAGTTGCTAGTGCTTCATTATCAATGTCTTCTGCGATTATTAATAATGATTTACCTTGGGCACCTACTGCCTCCAAAATAGGTAATAATTCTTTAACTGAAGATAATCTACCATCTACAATAAGAACAGCCGGGTTTTCTAAGACCGCGGTCATATCATCATTATTGGTAACAAAATAAGGTGATTTATAACCCCTAGCAAATTGCATACCCTCAACAGTTTCAATAAAATTTTCTCCCGTTCTAGAAGATTCAATATGAACAACACCTTGTTGTCCTACTTTATCAATAGCAGTAGCAATTAATTTACCAACTTCTTTATCGTTATTAGCGGAAACGGTGGCGATTTGTTCTAATTGATTCTCTCCTTCTATATCTTCCGAGATATCTTTAAGTTGTGAAATAACATTTTTAACTGCTTTATCAATATCCCTTTTTATTTGAACTGCATTTTCAGCATTATCAAGAGCTACAACTCCATCTTTAATCATATCTCTAGCTAATAAAGTAGAGGTTGTTGTTCCATCTCCTGCTCTATCCGCAGTTTTAATAGCTGCCCATTTAATTAATTGAACACCCAATTCTTGATTAGGTTCTTTTAAAACAATACTTTTAGCAACAGTAACACCATCTTTAGTACTTTGAGGTGCTTCAATAATACCCTTTCCTAAAACAACATTTCTACCATTAGGGCCAAGGGTAGAAACAACAGCATCAGCTAAAATATCTATTCCAGTTAATAAATTAGCTCTAGCTTCTTTTCCAAATTCTACTTTTTTCATATTAATTACTTATATCAGTTAAATTTTCTTTATCTTCTTCAGTTACTTCTGTTTCAGCTAAAATATCCTCTACTTGGATTTTGACTTTAGCTAAAATTTGATTTTCGGGACCAACATAATACTCTTCTCCATCAAATTGAAGTTTAGTAAATCCCATAGTAGGTAAAACTACTTTATCTCCTACTTTAATTGTTGTCTTTAAAAATTCTCCTGAGTGTGTATGTTTACCAGGACCTACAGCTAAAACTTCACCTACTTCATTTAATTCTTTACCCATATCTGGTACAATAATACCACCATAAGTAACTTCCTCGTTTTCAATAGGTTTAACTATAACCGCGTCAAATAGTGCTTCTAAATTCATTTGTAAAACTTTTTATTCTTTTTTCAATAATTTTAAATTCATTAATAACTTCAGTTAATGACTCATGTTGTTTTTTATCATGCAATAATTCAAGAGCAATCCAATCTAAAGCACCTGATAAATTAGGCCAGTAACATTGAGGTTTAATATATTCCTTTCCTTTACCTTTTGTTCTAAAGTGATTGGAATTAGGTTTAACCCTCATTTGAACTGTGTAACAATGATCATCCTTAGTTATAAAATAAGGTTCCAAATTTGGATCCTTAAATGTCGTAAGTTGTTTGATTTTATTCATAACTACAATATACAAAAAAACATTTGCTAGGACACGTTTTTTTAATAAAACTTTTATTTAATCTTAATAGATTTTGGTTTAGCCTCTTCAGCTAAAAGGGCTTTTTTAGTAAGACCAGTACAAGCAACTTCAAAATGAAGCCCTGCATCGTCAAAGAAAATATTAAGTGGATGTGGTTGTTTGAAATTTCCAACAGGTTGAAATGTGCTGTCAGATTTAAAGTGATTCCTAAAAAGGATGTCGAAAGGACTTATATGCCTTTCAAAGATTTCTAATGTACTCATATCATTTTTATTTTGTGGAGCCGAAGCTTCCGGTTAATTTAAAACACAACTTGTGCCCTAGCTACAATGTTTTGTTTATTATACATATATAACATAATAAGAAAAATTCACTTCTCCAAATAATTTTTAATTTACTTTGGTCCATTTGTCATCTGAATCCAGTCTAAATGAACCAATAAATATTTGGTTCCATTCATCAGGACCTATTAATGATAAAAATAAAGTTTCATCTTCTTCTCTTTGATATAGATGGTAAATATGGCCTTTAATTGGTTCAAACCTAAAATCACTATTATATACTAGTTCATTCCATTTATAGGCCTCAATTAACTTTCTATATTCTTCTTTTATTTCATTAAAACGAGATTCAAAATAATGATTCGTTTTTATTACTTTTTCTTGTTTATAAGCTGTTAAATCAGTGGGAATAATTGAAGGAGCACTTACACTATCACCATAAGGCATAATAGCCTTATTTTCTGCAAACATATCTGGTTTTTTATTTTTTTCCTCCGCCATCTTCTGCATCAAAGGCACTTCTAGTTCTAGCATCAAAGAAAAACATTTGAAATAACCTTCCAGTTTCAATATTATGACCAAAATAATCACCAGCTGAGTGGATTAATCTAGCGTCAAAAATAACTAATCTATTAAAAACATTGCCTGCGGTATCAACTAATTCATAAGGATAAGGATCAACAAATGTATCTTGATTAAATGCAGAATCAATATTATGGCCATTTACTTCCTCTTGACTATGTCTTAACTTAGTTTCTTTATGTTGCATCATACTAGTTCCTGCACCTACAGGGGCATCGGGAGTTAAGTAGACAATACCGGCAAATCTTTGTTGGTCACAATGATAAACTCTGGAAGTACCAGCTATACAAGATTGAAATCTACCATTCATTCCATAATCTTCCCAATCTTCAGGTGAAATTATTTCCATACCTAATAATTCCTCAAATCTTTCTTTTACACCATTAAAGAAATGTTGTTTTCTAGTTCTCATTCCCAGATAACCTTCGTCATCAAAATAATATTGTTTTAGAGCATAGTCCCTAACTGCATGAGGATCTTCATAAAAATCATCTACTATTATTAATCTTTGTTTTTGTTCTGTGCTTATTTTAAATCTATCAGAATGGATTTGACCCCACTGTGATTCTGGATTACTGTCTGTTTCTTTAATTTTTCCCATTTTTTTATTCGTTACGTGCTATATAATAAATACTATCTATATCACCTTCAAATGCCATTTTCATCATTCCTTGTTTAGAAATATTAATAGAACAACTTTCTATGTCTTTATTAGCATTTAAAATATCTTTAAAAATATCAGAATTAAAAGGCAATCTAACATCTTCATCTGTAATAGTACCTGGTATTTGATAAGTAATTTTATTTGAAAATCCTGTATTATCCCCAAATAAAAATTCACATACCAAATTACCATCTAAATCTTTAGTTGTTTGAATCAACATATTGTCTACATCACTTAAAGCATTTTTAGCTTTAATTAAATTATCCATTTCTTCCCTACCTAAACTTAAGCTAATTTCAAATCCTTCTTTAGGATCACTATACCAAGGTGTTTTACCCATAATAAGTGTATCAGCTAGGGCATAAGCTAATTCATAATTTGTATCAGATATGTTTAATTTAGTATGTAATTCTCCTTGTTTTTCTGATGATAATAATAGATCACCATTTGTAATAGCTATAAGTTTAATTAATTTATTTGTATCAAAAACTCCTATTTCACAATTTTCAAAACTAAAATTATCTAAAACTACTTTACATACTCTACCCGATTCACCAGCATAAACGGTTAATTTATTATCCTTAATTCTCCATTTAACCTGATTATTTAGTCCATTTATATAATATTTTGCTATAAAGGACTGTAATGTGTTTTTATTTACCATAACTATAATATACGAAAAATAATTTATACTTCAAAGGAATCAAATGCATTTATATATGGGTTTAAATCTAAACTCCATTGTAAATCACTAAAAAATCCTTCTAATTTATTTAATAATATAGAATTAAATACTTTTTTTCTATCCGCGTATGAATTTAAAAATTGTTTTATTTTATCAGGCATATCATAATCAAAAAAAGCCAATGATTCTATTTTATATGGATTATCTTTTAGATAAATCCATTTAACCTTATCAGCCATTGTAATTAAATTATACTTTCTATCTAACTTCCATAATTTAAGTAAATCATTATAACGAATTGCTGCTCTTACAGGTGCGGGTGCTCCTTTTAATATTTCAGTAAATAATTCTCCCGCTCTAGGTTTTCGACCAGAGTATTTTTGTAATTTTTTTACTGCTGTTGGGTTACCCAGTTTAGCTAATGAAATGGATCCATCAAGTATTTTAACTTTAAAATCTTTTATTTGTTGAATTATAGAATCTTTTTCTTCTCCCTTTAATACTTGTTGTAAAATGTCATTAAAGAATTCTCCTAAAATAGGAGGAAAATTTGCCTTCATAAATTCTAAACCTTTAATATCTAAAGTTTCTTTAGCAATACCTTCTTGTTTAGTAATCCATTGAGCATATCTTCTAGTAGCTCTAAAATAAGCAGAACGAATAACACATTCTGTTTTCATTTCTAATCTATGAGAAGAAACATTAAAACAGTCCTTAGCTAATTTATCATAATGGTCTGTTATAATATCTTGGTAAGCCAAAGCGACTTTTTCCAACTTGCTATCTTTTTCTTCATCTGATAGTTCTTCAAAATTAGGAACCAAATGAAGTAAAATAGGTTCAGCATTAAAGTAGTTCGAATCCGTGTCCACATAAGCACAATAATTAGTATCCTCTTTATCGCAGATAAACCAGGGTGTTTCTTCTAAATATTTCATTTCCAACTTTCTTTATCGTAGTTACCTAATTTAAAAATTATATTATCTTTTTTATAGATTAAATCAGCAACTTCCTGATCCATAAATCTAGTAACCTTTTGGTGCCCATTCACGTCATATTCATCAAGTGGTTTTTCTCCTGCTACTGGGTTTATATTTGTTTTTTCTTTAATATTACCTATTTTATCTTGGATTGAAATAATTTTCTTCCAATCTTCTACCATATGTTCTAATCTAATAAAATAATCAGGAACTTTTAAATCTTTCCATTCATACCAATAAAATAAATCTTTATCATTTGGGTAGTCATTATATCTATCTTGAAAGCAATATTCTTTAAAACTCTTACTATATCCCTCATCTACTAGATCAATATAAGCAGAAACCGCTCTGGTGTATGGATTTCTTATAGCACAAATAATTTGATAATCATCACAAAAAGGAGGAATACCTTGATCATGTAAGAATGAATCTAATAATTTTTCCTCATTTAACCAGGGATACCAAGTATATCTATCACCTAAACTATCAAATACTCCTAAACCAACTCTACTGGCACATCCAGCAGTTGCCCAATAAATTAATCCTAAATCTTTATTATAATTCATATTCTTTTATATCTCTATAATCATCACCAGTTATAGAATTAATATCATTTTTGATTTGGTTTCTAGTTTGGTTTAATTGAAATATTTTTCTGGAGGATTTAATAAACTGTTTATCCTTAATTTTAAAATCCCTAACTTGATTTTCTAAATTCCATAACTGTCCATTAATATTAGCTAATTCCAAATATAACATTTGAAGTGAACTATCATTTTTAGTAAATAAAGAAACACATAAAGGATTAATTTCAAGAAATTCCCTTTTAACTATAGCTAACTTAGCAGGATCTTCTACCCTAAGCATTTTTAACTCCAGTATAGAAATTCTATCTAGTAATTCACCATTAGATATTCTAATTTTAGAATCTGCCATCCTCACCTGGTATTTTTTTAACTCCACTATCTTTAGTGTAGTCAGATCTTAACCTATTATCTTGTTCCAATTGTACTTCAAAGGGCACCCCATTAATTTTAAACTTGCCCCCCTGTTTTAACATTTTTCTAAAAAATGATTCCTGATTTTCACTCCAAAGGGTACTCATGTTAATTAACTCCTCTTTAGATATTAACTTTCTATCAACAAAGATAGTCATATTAGATCTAATAGATTGTTTTTTTAGAGTCATAATTTTCTTGGTAATGGATCTATAGTATCCGAAGCAAGACCGTTAATTATTTTAGAAACTTCTTCCTTATTTGGGTTTTCACTAAAATCATAAGTTAAGTTCATAGAAAATTTCCAATTGTTATCTTCTGATGCTTGTGTAAATGTTACTTCTGGTTTTACTGGTCTAGATGAAATTGGTTCTTGTTCAAATTCAACTGTATCCTCAATACTACTGATAAAATAATCATAAGCTTTAAAAAGAGGATCAAATAGTGTTACATAATGACCAAATACTAATCGTGGTTTTATAACTTTCATAATTTATATATTTAATTTAACTTCATTTTTAATTACTTTATTCATATGTCTATTAGCACATAAAGCACTTTCCTGGATTATTCTCCAACCTGTTAGAGTAATGGATTCACTTAAAATAGATTCTGGTAAGCCATATCTAAATCCAGGTAATGCTGTAGCACCATATAAACTATTTAATAAAATTTTCATTGTGTATTGCATTAAATGATAATAAGCACCCTTTTCTTTATCTCCAGATTTATATGCTTTTTTCATTTCATTCTTATATTTTACTCTTTCATCAAACCATTTATTTAAAACAGTTGATAATGTAGATTCTTTATCAGTAGAAAATAAACAACCATTAGCTGATATAGCTAGATTATTTTGCTCAATCATAGCTATTAATCTACCTACATTAACTCTAGTTTGTTGTTTTTTATCATTTTCTACTAATAATTCTTCTTCAGGGTCACGTTCTTTTAAATCGTTTAAACCCAATCTATTATTGCGATCATCAGCATCTATGATACGTCCCTTGAAAGTTTCCCTACCTATGTTTAAAGACATAATTATAGATGGATATAGCGATGTTAAATCTTCATCAAACATGTATTTATATAATCCAGCTTGGGGGCAAAACAAATAACCACCAGCATAACCTTTTTTAGCTTTAGGGTTTCTATGCCTAGCAGGTGGAACAATTCCTTGTGATAGTAGATAGGCTGATATAGCTCCATCTTGTGTAATGCTATTAGAATAAACTTCACTATAATTATGTTTACCTTTATGAGATAAGTTTTTAGTTAAAGCTAAATATTGTAATTTTTCATCTAATAGTTTTAATATTTCTACATCACGAAAATTATATTGAATAAATTTATGAATATCAGTTTCAAATAATTGATCCAAATTACCTTCATACTCCACCTTACCTATTCCTGTATATTTTTCTCCTATTGCATCTAATTTCCAACTTGGTTCATCTTTCCAGCTATATTTTTTATGTAATCTAATATAGTCTAATGATTCCACACCAATAATATCTACAAATTGATTACGTTTAAAGAAATAATCATTACCTTTTTTAGCATTTACTTTAGTAAGTGGTGATAAATGATCAGCCCATTCATTTCCTAATACATTACACATTCTATAATATAGATAAGGTATATCAAAGAAATCACTATTATAACCTACTAGAATATCAGGATCAATCTCTCTAAACTTTTCTAAAAATGTTGCTAATAATTCAGATTCAGTTTTACATGGTATAATTTCTTTATTTCTGGCTTTAGTATGTTTAAGTTGGTTTTTTTTATCTAGAATTAATATAGCCCACTCGTCTTTTTGTTTATACCACCAAGCTATTGATGTAATAGGCATCGGAGCATTTTCAATATATTCTTCAGTTAAAGCACCTCCTATTTCACACTCAATATCAAAAAATAATTCTTTATGTGATGTTGAGGGTTCATCTGCTGTCCCATATCTTTCAACTAAATATTTTTGGTGTGGTTTCATATCTTGAAAATATAATCCAAGATCATTTCTATCCCAATTAGTTGTTTTACTTAATTTTACTCCATCAACTCCAGTATACTTTCCATCTTTATTTTGCTCATAAGCAGTGTCATACCAAACTATTTCATCATAACCAATATCATCCCATAAATGGATTTTATATTTGTTATTTTTTATTCTACTAGCGTAACACTTTTTATACATTATATAATAGTTCCTGGATCGTAATTAGGTCTACATTTATCTATTTCTTCTTCAGTGAAAAATTGGCGTAAATTAGGTCTAAAATAATTTATTGATTTCATAACTTTTCTATCCCTTGATCTATATACAACAAATCTATCTTCTACTTGCTCATAATGACATGACTCAGCTTGTTCTTTAGAACGGAGGGTGACAGTTTCCATGGCTTCTTCCTCAGTGCTACAAGACTTCGACAAATTCGATGCTTGTACCTCTTGATATGCCGGCCATATCTTATCTTTAAGGCCATGTAACATAACCCCGTTCCCAAGGGAAACATAAGTAATATCACACAAAGCATCCAAAATTTCCACGATGT